CGTCCGCGCCTTCCGACTGGTTACGTCGTCGCGGGAGTACAGCTCAAACGACCCGCCGCAACGACGACAGTATACTCTCATAAACATTCTCTATCCCCTCCCTTCTTAGGCGCTTACGCCTTTGGTATATATCAAACGGTTAAGCGCATATGCCGCCGCGTCGATAGTATGATTGTCTTTATCCGGGAGGCTCGACAGAATCTCCCCTGATTTTTTATCCACGTTGTAGCAGTAATTTTGAAACTCCCGCGCCGCTTGTGGTGTCCGCTGAGGGTCTATGATTATCCGCCGTTGTTGTAGCCATTTAACCCGATATGCCACACATCCCGGCTCTTTGTGGCACGGCCTGACCTTTAGCCCCATCCCGATTAAATCATTGATGCTCTTAGGCTCCGCGCTATCTGCCACAATCTCCACTTTTGACGGCCTCCCCGGTATATACTCATATCCCCACGCGCCCCCATAATAACCCTCGCTCTCCCCCCAATACTGGTATTTATGCCCTTGAATCAGCTCAGCCAGCGCCGCATTACTGAGACCGCGTTTATAGATTTCATCCATAAAGGTTATCGTGTCATTCTTGCGATTATATGCCACTCGGAGGAAAACAGCAGGGTCAGAGGCAAAGCCAAAATCTATACCTGCAAAAACATATTCAAGCGCGTTATATTCATCGTCGGTTATTGTCCTTATCTCTAAATTCTCGAAGACCTCAGACCCGTTACCGACCGCGTGACCCATGTATTCATGCTCATAGGCCCGCGCATTGACCGCCCTCAGGCGCTCCGCCTCATCTATGAAGGATTGACCCAACCACTCCGCCGGGATGTCCTTATAGGTCGTCAGCAGCGTTACCGCCCTATCATCGGGACGCTGAATAAACTGGTTAGCCCAATTTGCCGCCGATATTGGAGGATTAAACGACCTGAACACCACGAACCGCTCCCCACCGCGCAATACCGATTGTTGGAGATTACGCAGCTCAGGCTCCCCGCCTATCTCGCTAAATTCCTCCATCCATAGGAACTTGTAATATCCCCTTGACGGTTTGAGGCTCTTTAGTTTCTGAGGGTCGTCCAATCCCGTCAGCGTGATTACCTGCCCCGTCTCATAGGTGAATTGCATCGGCGTTAAGGTCTGCCGCCAGCGCCGGGAGACGCCCAACACATCTATAGCCCATTGGATTTGACTAAAGACTGACCCCCTCAGGGTCACGGCGTATTTACGCACAATCAGCGCGTTACTCAGCCCGGTCTCATCCTTCATGATTTGCAGTACAATTTCCAACGCGCAAAAGCTGGATTTACCCGACCCGCGCCCTCCCGGTAAATTGTAGAACTCATGGAGGCCAGCAGCCACGTCCTCATGAATCCCGTGATATACCCCGGCGATATGAGGCAAGATGTCCAGCGCCTCCACCTCTGCCCTCCGCGTCGCTCCACGCGCTGAGACGGCCTCCACCGCCTCTAAGCGCCGCCAGTCCAGCGCCCGCATTATGTACCGCCCCCCGGCCCGAATCGCTCATAATCGCCTAAATTCGCCGCCTCCAACGCCCTGAGACGGTCGTCGAAGTCCAGCAGCGCCCGCCACTCCCTGAGGTGTGACCACTTTGTCCCGATTGCTTGAACCCTGACCGCTGGATTTACGTCCGGATTGTCTATAATCGCTTGCAGCACGTCCGCGTCACGCAGGATTGACCCCGCCATTTTATCGACCGCCGCTCCCACGATAGCCGCCCGGCGCTCATTCAGCACGGCGATAAACGCGGGATCCCGTTTGTATTTGTTTACCGTCGAGACTGAGACGCCAGCCGCCGCCGCTATGTCCTTGACCCGATAGCAGCTCATAAAGGCGCTGATTATAGCCTCTGAATACGTTTTGATGTTCTCACCCCCCATCACGCCCGAATCCTGTCATAGTAGTTATGGATTTTCATATGGCAGTCGTGACAAAGTGTGCAGATGTCCGCCAGCACGTCCTCCCGGCCCAACCGCTTATAGGTTATATGGTGACACTCCCAATCCCGGCCCTCCACGGGACGCCCGCACATTACACATTTACCCCCATCAATTTCCCAACGCTCCCGGCGCTTTGCCGCCCACGCGGGAGAACCCATATAGACGTTGTACTCTTGACTATGCTCCGTCAGCATGATTACACCGCCTCGAAGGTCTTATAATACCTGACGTTCCCACTGGTAAAGTGTACGATGCTATAATCACATCCCGGATTAAATGCCGTGACAAAATAGCACTCAAACAGGTCAGAATCTAAGTATTCATCCGCCGAATACCTGACGCCGTTCACGTCCTCCGTCAGCAGCGCCATAACCCGACCTATGGTCTCGGTTTTAAGGTGTGGATGCCCTCGCCCCATATAGTCAGCATACAACCCATAGAACCGCTCGAACACCTTCACAAAGTCGTCCAGGCTCCACCGATAGCTCCCGGCCTTGTACGCTTTGAATATCTGCCGAACCACAATATCAAAATCCATTATCGCCCTCCACGCGCTGAGCATCGTCCAGATGCTCCCTTTATATCCTTTACAAACTTCTGAATCTACGTCTACATCTACATCTGCTATCAAATGCCATCGACCCCTATAGGGACGCTATAGCCCCCCTATACCCCCGGTATAGCCCCCCTATGCTTTGCCGTGCCGCTTATCCGCGCCAGCTTTGCCCGCCTCGACGTACTTGTTATAATCCGCCTTGGCCTCATCCGCTGCCGTCCTCAGCGCATTAAAGACCGCCATCGTCAGAGGCTCCGCGCCGTCCGGGAGGCTCCCGGTCTCAAAGTAGGCAAGCGCCAGTTTGAGACCCCGGCCCGCTGCCGCATCGTCCACGGCGTCAATCAGCGCCCGGTTAGCTGAATACAGCTTAAACCACTGAGGCCCGCTGTGCTTCTTGGCCATCGCCTCCGCCTCCCGTCAGCTCCGCCAGCGCCGCCAGTATACGCTCCCGCATCCCCGCCTTTAATGGACGCCCCAACACCCGACTGATATACTCAGGCGTTACGCCCATTTGTGCGGCGATTTGCTTAAAGGTGACATTGCTCTCGATAACCGCCACCCGCACGTCCAGATTACATGTTTTCACGTTCTCGCCTCCATTCATAATAAAATCCTCCGTCTGTGCAATTTTCAAGGGTCGTTGTCGGTCAAACCTCTTGACGTTCGACCTGAGTTGTATTATAATTCAAGAAGTCCAATTCTTGAATAATTTCTTTTTTAGGGAGGATTTTTAGAAAATGCGAAATATAATTCTTACTTTTGCCGATAGGCTCCGCTACCTTATGAAGCGCGACAACATCAAAAACGCGCCTCAACTTGCAGCCGCTATGTATGATGTCGGTATCATCGTATATCCTGCCGATGCTAATGAGACGCGCCGTAAAGAGTGCCGCGCCAGCGCTACACGCACGATTGACCTGCACTTGGCAGGAAAACCAATAGAGAATATATCGGGAGAATGGATAGCCCGTTACTCCAAATTCTTCCATTGCTCCACTGATTACCTCTTTGGCAACATCTCCATGCCTACTCCAGATGTCGCCACTACCCACGACCTGACGGGATTGTCCGAAGGTGCAATAACCATTTTGAAGAATTGGCACCAATCGGGAGATGCAAGTGTAGAATCTTGGCCCTCCCTTCTAAATAAAATCCTTGAAGACGACGACGCGCCCAACCTTATGAACAACCTCAATATATACGCAGGAACGACAAAACTATCCAAATTCGACTTTGACGAAAATGGTCGTTGCCCGGGAACCAATGACGCGATAAAGGATAAAAATATAGCTTGCCTCTGGCAAGTATCACGGATATTCTCAAATATCGTTGAACGCCTCTTTGGATAATATCAAAAGTGACCTATGCGCTAATACTACCAAAACCGCCGCGCAATAGGTCACTTTTGCATTTTGTATTAAATCTCAAAAATGTTGACCGTCACTTTTGACGCCCACGACCTCCACCACCTGAGGCTCCCGGCCTGACCGTCCATGTCGTCCTCCCCTGAGGGATTGCCCGCCTCCCTCCGTCAGAATCGCCTCAGGGAGGCACAAAAAAGGGACGACCACTCAGCCGCCCCTCAGATGCTCGGTCACTTGCGGCCCTCCGCCGCGTCCACGCATACCTCCATCATCGAATCCACCGCCTTTAGTATACGGTATTTACTGGTGATGTCCCCCATAGTCTCTATCACGCTCAGATTATCATGAATCCTCCGCTCCAATATGGCACATGCCCGCATCAGCTCCATTTGCTCATCCGCTCTCATGTCTCCCATATGTAAAACCCCCTTTAACATTCTTAAACTCTATACTGACAGCCCCGGCCCCATATGCTATAATACCAATGGGACTATTCACCGCCCACGCCTCCACTGTGCATCCCGCCCCGCTGACGTTTTCTCCTTACGTTGACGGGACGGGACTTTTTTGTCTGTTGACCGTATTCTGTTTACTGTCTACAGAATACATCCACCACGGGACTATCCATGTCCATATATTATCAATACAGTTTTGACACCTTCACCACGCGCCCCAATGCTTATATACCGTCGGTTTACTCAGCCCCGTCTCCCTGATACAATCGGCCTTACGTCCGTCTGGATGCCTGAGACGCCAGCTCTCCACCGTCTCCGCCTGAGACGGCCTCCCGCCTCCCTCTCTCCATGTCGTGTTATGGTTAATCTCATCCCTAACAAAATTCATCAGTTTGATATGCTCCGCCCGAGTCCGCCCGTTGCGCTTATTCGCCGGGATTGATATAGCCGTTTTATATTCAATGCTCCCCCTTGGATATGTCGCCCATCTATCCTCAAACGCTTCTAAGGCGTCTTGGATGTCGCCAGCCTCAAAATGATTATCCTCCGATGTCGTCAGCGCCTCCATATGCTCTAACATCCCGTAGGCGTCCCGCTCCAATTCTTCATAGGTGACAGGGTTAGGGTTATGCTTGGCGTCGTAGTAACTGCATTTTTGAGCGTATACCGCCAGCATCATCACGCAGTAATACCGATGTCCGACCGTCGCCCCGCTCAGGATTTGCCCCTTCCACCAATCATAGAGACGACGACTAACACACCAACGACCCTTAGGCTCCC